GGTTTTTCTAGCAGAAACCCAAAAAATGAGATTTTTGATTTTAAAAATTTCAAAAAATCGAAAAGTTATTACAAAAATGTTACAAAATATTACAAAAACATTAATTTAGAAAGGGGCTAAAACTATGATATATGCGTTTGGCGATGCTGACAAAAGCAAGGTTAATTTAGGAAATGCAGCAGATTTACCATATAACAACGATACACTAATAGATAACATTAAAAAGGTTAATAAAAAAACTGAATATACTACATTAGCAAGTGGCAAACTACAACACGATGATAAATTAAATGTCACAAGTGCTACTATATCACAATATAGCGAATTAACAGTGTTTTACTATGTAGAAACATTAACCAATAAGAACTATTACGCTGGATCTGTTTCATTCCCGGTAGATTTATTAATGAATCAATTATTAAATGTTTCGGGTAAATCAATAACATTACTTGAAGGTGATCATTATATCTTTTCATTATCGATATTTCTTGAATCAACAAACAATGCGATATCGTTCGCAGCACCAAACTGCACGTTTTGGGGTGACACTGTAATTCCAACATTTAGAATTTGTGCAAAATAGGGTGATTATATGAAGAATGTACTATTTATAGAAAATCAAGAAGTTACGTTACTTTCTAACGTTGATGATGGTACTAATCGGTTATTTATTAACGGTACTGAAATACCTTATAGCTACTGGGTTGGTACTGGTACTTACACTTATGATTCTATAGTGATTGATAAAACTAAAAGTACTACACTAGATGGTAATTTAGCTTTAAAGGAAGTATCTGAAGGTGAATATGCTTTTACTAATTCGGTACCATTTAAAGCATTAACATTTGATGATATTTACCCAGTAGGCAGCATTTACATTAGCGTTAATAACGTTAACCCTTCTACTCTTTTTGGTGGCACCTGGGCGCAAATTAAAGACAAGTTTTTACTTGCAGCCGGTAGCGCTTATAGTAATGGGGACACGGGCGGAGAAGCTACCCACACATTAACAGTAAATGAAATGCCAAGTCATAGTCACAATATAAATATTGGTGTCGCTTTAGCACCCGAAAGTGGGGGAGGCGGTTTAAATAATGGTTTCCCCGTAGCAAAAGATAATATTTCCCGTGACACAAATTCAAAAGGTGGAGGGCAGCCACACAATAATATGCCACCTTATTTAGTAGTAGCAATATGGAAAAGGACAGCATAGAGGTATAAAAAATGGAAATTAAAGTTAAAGATACAAAATTTACAATTACAGACGATGGAATTAATTTTAATGGCTATAATTTAATTCTAACTTTGAAAAATCCTAATAAAACGTTAGACGAAATCGAAGAAATATTTGACGGTAACACTAGATCAATTAAAGTATTTGACGGTGATACTCAAATTAATCTTATACGTGGATATACTTTTTTAGTAATGATATCTAAAAACGTACAAACAAACGATGTATCGGTAACATTGCTACAACCAACACTAACTATAAAAGGTTTTTCTGATAGAGAAGAAGTTAAAAGATTAATTGAAAAAGAAGGTTATGAGGTGGATGGATAGAAAAGATGAACTTATTAAACTAATAGGCGATGATACTACTTTAAAACCTTTAATCGATGAAATGGTATATCTAGAAAGTCAATTAGATTACTATAGGACTTTACCAAAGATTAAAGTACATCCAAAGGATCCGGCAAAGCAAAAAACTACACCAGCCGCAAAGCTTTACAAAGAGTACTTACAACAATATACAAATGTTGTAAAAATCTTATTAAGAGCTACTGGTGCAGACGAAAGCGAAGAAGAAAGCCCACTTAGAAAGTGGATGAACCAAAGGTTAGGTATTTAATATGTTAATTGTACCTAATAAAACTATATGGACACCCGACAACTCCTATTTGTTGGAATACCGGGGGAGAGCTGAAACCGGTGAAATATTAATAGGTCAAGAACTTTGGATAGAGTTAGACAATTTAGCGGAAGATATAACAAATGAGCGTTATATCTATAACCGTGATGATGCACTTTTACGTATGGATTTTATGGAAAATTGCGTTAGACTTACAAAGTCACCATTTTATAATAAGCCTATGGTGCTTATGTTGTGGCAGAAAGCACTTGTAGAATGTTTTTATAGCTTTAAAATGGCTAAAGAATCTAAAGAACGTGGAATGTGGATAGATAGGTTTAAAAAACTACTACTACTTATAGCACGTAAGAATACTAAAAGTGAAACATCTAGCGCACTTGCTACGAGTGAATTAATCGTAGGAAACCCAGGAGCGGATATAGTAGCAAGCTCAAACGATGACGCACAAGCTAGTATAGTGTATGACGCTATCGATATGATGCGGCAACTTATAGACCCAGGCGATGCAGACACTAAACGAAATCAACGCTTTATTTTAAATAAAACCACTAACACTAAAATATTTAAGCTTAGTGATAGAACACGTAATAAAGAAGGTAGAAATATTGATTTTGCTATAGTCGATGAAACACACGAAATGAAAGATAACGTTATTGGTAAATCAATAGAGCAATCACAATCTTTAAAAGATAACCCTAAATTTATCAATATAACTACTGAAGGTTTTGTAGTGGATGGCTACTTAGATGCAGAACTTAAAAAGGCCCGTTCCGTTATTATGCGTGAGGATCCCGATGATATAGCCGGCGAAAGATTGTTACCATGGCTTTATACGCAAGATAGCGAATTAGAAGTGTGGAACGGCACACGGGAAAATAGGTTGTGGATGAAATCTAACCCAACGTTAGGGATTGTTAAAAAGTGGAGCTATTTAGAAGAGCAAGTAGCCACAGCTAGAAAAAATAAAGCTGATAGAATCTTTGTGTTATCTAAAGATTTTAATATAAAACAAAATGCAGCAGAAGCATGGTTAAACTTAGAAGATTATAACTATGAAAATGCTTATAATTTAGAAGAGTTTAGAGGTTCTATGTGTTTGGGTGGAGTTGATTTATCAGAAACAACTGATTTAAGTTGTGCAAAAATTCTTTTAATGCGAAAAGATGACCCGGTAAAGTACATACATACACATTACTTTATACCGGAAAGTAAGTTAGAAGATAGTAATGATATTAATCAGGGCGCACACTATAAAGAGTGGGCCGAAGCCGGACTATTAACCATAACCGAAGGTAACGATATCGATTTATCGGTAGTAGCTGACTGGTTTTATAGCTTGTATAACACTTATAACATTAGACTTTGGCGATGTGGTTACGACCAACGTTTTGCAAAAGACTGGATAAGTAGAATGAGCTACTACGGATGGGAAAAAACCGGCGGAGATGATAGCGATTTAGTAATGATTTTACAAAATGCGCAAACGCTTACAAACGCTATTAAATTAGTTGAAGCTGATTTTAAGCACAAACTTATAAAATATAATAACAATGCTGTAGATAAATGGTGTTTAGGTAACGCCGGTATAAAAGTAGATGATAAAGGGTTTGCTTTAATAGTTAAAATGGAAACCGGAAAACGTATAGATGGAGCGGTAGCCCTAGCTATATTGTATGAAACTTATAGACGCTATAGAACAGAGTTTAAAACCATCATCGAGAAGTAAAGGAGGTAGATGCGGTGAGTTGGTTCACAAAATTGTTTCAAAAAGAACCTAAGAATAGTAAATTTGCGCCAACTATGGACGGATTTTTACCGATATACACGCAATTCGGCACAAATATATACGCTTCCGATGTGGTGCAGCAAGCGTTAAAATGCATAGTTGACGAAATGAAAAAATTAAACCCTACACACGTAAGGTACAAAGGAAACGACCCAGTACCGATTAAAGGAAACGTGCAAGATGTATTAGACAGCCCGAACCAACTAATGACAACAAGCGAATTTTTAGAAAAAATATGTTGGTTATTGCTACTAAATTACAATGCTTTTGTTATCCCTACTTATTATACCTGGGTGGATCCTAAAACGGGTGCAGAAAAACGTTTTTATGATTCGCTTTACCCTATCAATCCTACGCAAGTAGATTTTATAGAAGATGCAACCGGTAGGTTATACGTTAAGTTTTGGTTTTGGAATGGTGAAACTACTACCGTTAAATACGATGACGTAATACACATTAAATATAATTATTCTATCAATGAGTATATGGGCGGTAACGAAATGGGACA